ATTCTCTACCATATCTTCCTGAGCCACCTGCTTTTTTTAATCCTGAAAGAGCTAAATAAACTTTTTTAATATTTTCTGTTTCTTTTGCCGTTTTCATTCTTGGTGCTGCTTCATTTTTCAATTTACTTAAAGATAAATTTTCAGTTTTCTTTGCTACAACTCCTAACTTGTGATGTAAGTACTCATCAGAATCATCTACGTCACCATCATTATCAATATCTTTGTCTGGTAAATCTTTAAAGTCCATTTCAGCTTCTTTATCATCTATTTTATCTACTGCCTCTGCAATTTCGTAATATTTACCAAGCTTGTTACCTATATCTTCAAATACAGATTCCATTCTTTGTTGTAAAGTTGTAATTTCATTTGCAGTCTTTTCAAATAAGCTTACTGCAGAATTTACTTCTTTCATATCTCTTTTAACTGAAATTTCATCGAACCAATCTCCAGCTTCTGTTATAGCTAAATTAGAAGCTTGCTCAGATAATTCTTTTAGGGTTTTTGTTAATTCTCTAATATCAGTTTCTCTGTAAACAGATTTACCGTATTCATTGAATTTAGAAACGCCATCAAGAATTCTTGCTCTTTGTTCTGATGTTAGCTTTTTAGCTTTATCTTCAGCATTTTCTTTTAATAAATTTCTAAGTTTCATTATTTTCTCCTAGTAGGTAAAGAGCATTTGCATGTTAAATCGCAAAGCATTTCGTTAATGATATTGTTTAATCTATCATATTTTGTATTTACTGTTTCCATTGTAACTGATTCGTTTACTGGGTTCATAAAAGCACCATGTGTAGAAGGATTGGAAACGAAGTCCCAACAAACTAATTCAAAATCGCCTTGTACTTCTAATGTTCCATCTTCTGATAATTGTTTTACAGATCCCATTCCTCTTGAAGATATACCTAATCTTATATTTGCTTTAAGCAATTCTTTTAATATATTTCCAGAAGGTGTAGACAGAATTTCAACTTCTCCTAATAAGTCGTTTTCTTTCCACCATATTCTATTGATATTGTGAGAAGCATTTGCTAAATTAACCACAGAAGAATCTGGGTGATCTAATTCCCCTAAAGCTCTTCTTTCTGCAATTTCTACTTGTTCATATTTCTTTGCTTCTCTTGCTAATATCTCTTTTGGGTAAACTCTTCCATTTTGATTTTTAGCACCGGCTCTTTGTAAAACGCCAGTAACAATTATTCTTCCTCCATTTCTTTCTTCTGATTCTCTTATCAATTGAGGAGAAACGTTAAATGGTATAGTATCTATAAGTACTTGTTTCATTATTTACTCCAAACGGTTCTTTTTCTATATAAGTCAAAAAATAACTCTGCAATTTCTTGTCTAATGATTTTTCGTATTTGTTCTAAATCATTATTATCAAGTTTTTCTGTTATTTTCTTTTTAGCTTTCATTAAAATCTTCTTAACCTTTCTGTAATTCTTGCCATTCTTTCCGCAATTTTTTGCAGGTTACTTCTAGTAGATTTCCAATAACTATTTCTATCTACTCCAGTTTCAGATTTTAATTTTATATTCTGATTTACAATTCTTTCAATCTTAGCTAATTTGCTATTTATTTCTTTGATAGAATTGTTTACTTTTTGCTTAGAAGTATAAGTTTCATCTTTCTTGTATTCTTTATAAGATCTTTCATTTAGAAATGTAGTTTTTGCTAAAGTCATAAACTTTGATTCTTTTACTTTCTTATAGCCAAGTACTTCTATATCTTTCTTTTTCTTTTTACCAAAAGCATAAGGTGTATTATAAGGGCCATCAGCAGTACCAGTTACATTTGCTTCGTCCACTTCCTCTTCTTTTAACTTATCTTCTAATTCTTTTAATTTTTTATTTAGTGACATTTTTAAGCTCCCTTAATAAATCATAAGAACGAAGTAAAGAAACTAAGTGTACATCTTTTAGTTTTCTTTCAGATTGCATTTTTACAATTTGATCTTTTACTTCATTTAATTTAATTTTAATAACTTTATCGTCTACTTTATTTACCTTCTTATTTATTGCATCAGCAATTTTAATTGCTTCTGAATCTGAATACTCTTTTAACTTTTTACTATTAGAAATATTATTTATATATTCTCTCAATAGAGTTTTTTGGTTAACATTTAATTTACCATATTTACTATTGAATTTTTCTAATAAAATTTTATAAGATAAAACTCTTAAGTCTGTATCTTGTTTCTTGTATTCTTTAATAACTTTTTCTTTTGCATCATTAACTTTGATAGGATTATTACCTATGATATGCTCAATAACTGTATATCTTGATCTAACCTTATCACTTGGATTAGTATATTCTCTATCTAAAGTTTTAGAAATAGATGCATTTAATTTATAATTTGAAATTTTAGTTTTAAAAAAGCTTTCTAAATTATAATTAGATTTTATCTCTTTAATTAAATTATACTTTTCATTTCTAAGAATTGATTTATTTATTTTCTTGTTTTCTTTTATAACAGCGTCAATAAATCTATTTGCTTTAGTTTCAGAATTAAACTTTTGATTTTGCAAAGTATGATATAATTGTATTTCTTTTCTAATATTTGTTTTAGAATTGAAATATTTTTCCAATATCTTTATAGCAGGAGAATTTTTTACTCCGCTTAGAGTATCGCTAGTAATTTGTCTTACTAGTAGTTCAAATAATACGCCTGTATTTTTGAATTTCGAATGTTTATTAGTTTTCTTTTTCATATATTCCTGCCTATAATGTAATTATAAATATCACAAAGTATATTAAATATCGTCGTCTAATAGATTGTTTTCATTTAATATAGAGATCTTTTCACTTGAAGAAAATAGCTTTTTAGCTATAGAAGAATTAGATTCTCTTTTCAATGGGCTTTTCCTAGCTCCTCTTATATTATTAGATAATTTAGAAGTCCTTTTTCTTATCTCCTTTGCTAACGGATCTCTTCCTCTAGCTGAATCTTGAGTTCCTGGTTTTGGACCTTCTGGCGGTCTTCCGTTTCTTTCGTTCCTATTTTCAAAAGCTGTTGCAGTTTCTCCTCCACTGTCTCCTTCATCGTCTTGATCTATCATAGCAAGAGTATGAGGTGTACCAAGAGATTCGCCGGATTGTTTTGGATCATTACCTTCATCTTCTAATTGTCTCTTTCTAAATCTTTCTTTTGCATCGTCTACTACTCTTTCTCTTTCTTCTGTCATATCTCTATCACTTAATTCAAAGATGTTTTTGTATATCCAATCTTCAGAAAGCATTTGACCTTCTTTTATATTTCTTGCTAATTCTATTTTACTATTCCATAATTCTATTTTTTCTTGTTTGTAAATAGTTGATGGATTAGTTAATTCTAAATCAAAATCTGCTAGTTGTTCATCTGTATACCCTTGAGAATATAAATGTACAATTGCTATCTTAGTTAATTCTGAGGTAATTATTCTTTGTATTCTTTCTATCGTTCTTGCAAATCTTACATCTTGTGCTGCTAATGTAGCTTTACCTTCAACGCCTTCTTCATAACCAATAAAAGCTTTAGGAATTTTCAATGCAGCAAACATTCTTTCTTTTAAATAATTTACATCATCGATACCTGTCCATTCCATACCCGAAAGTGTATCAATCTCTGTTCCAGATTGACCTCCTCTAACTGGTAAATAAAAATCTTCCATCATATTATTAAGATTGTATTTCATATCGTATTGACCAGTCTTTTGATCAACAAATGGAGTTTTCTTTGATTTGTTAATTACTCTTTGCATGTAGGTATCAACTTCTGCAGGAGGTATATTTCCAATATCAACTTTAAATATTCTTTTCTCTGGAGCTCTCATAATTCTATGAATCATCATTGCATCTTCCATAAGAGTTAACTGTTTCCAAACTTTACGAGCTGATTCTATCATAGATTTACCGTATGGTAAAAAGTTAGTATCTGATAATAATCTAAAGTGAGCTATTTCGTAATTATCGTATTCTATCTTAGATTTTGTTTGAGAATTATAACCAGTTGTATATCCACCCATAGATTGATCTTGAACAAACTTTACTAGCTCAGGGTTTGCAGGATCAAATCCTTCTGACCTATACATTTCATATGAAGATAAAGGTAATACTCCTACAATACCAATTTTTTCAGTTATATCTAATTTTAAATAGAAGTCGCCGTATTTACACATGTTTCTTATCCATGGCCACAAGTTAAATTCTATATTTAAAACGTCATAAAATAAATTGTGTAATATTTTCTTTATTTCTTCATCTTTAGAATTAATAGTTAATACGTCTCCGTATTCATTTCTGAGTGTAGATTCATCAGAGTAAATATCTAGTGCTGCTGATACTATTGAATCTTCATCCATTACTTCATAATCACCATATAATTGCAATTTTAGTGTATGAAAGTTTGGATCATTAGTTGGGTTTATAATTCCCATTGTAGAATAAAGTTTACTAAACCTATCTACTAATCTGTTTGTACTTAATTTTTCTTGTGCTTGGGTTTTATTTACATCTATAACCTTTAATTTATTAGTTCCAATACGTCTTACGATTGTATTAGTAGAAAATAACCCTCTTAGTCTATTAAAAAATGTATTGTTTTCCATTTTATTTATTACCCTCTATCGTAAAAGCCAAGTTAAATCTTCTTCATCATTTCCAGTTTTCATTGTCCAGCCATCATTAGGAAGATTACTTTTGTTATATATACCACTACCCCTTTCAAA